GCCTGGTGTCGCTCGGCCAGGAGCGCGATGCCCACCACGTTCCGGATGAGCCGGTACATCGGGACACCCTGGATCCCGTCGGTGCTGAGGTCCATGAAGCGGAGGATCTTCTCCTGGCCGAGTCGCCGCTCCGTCTCGCCCGGCTTCGTCACCAGGTAGAGCAAGCTCCCATCGGCGCGCTGGTCGACGGGCCTGCAGGTGGACGGATGGAGCGGCCGGAGCTCGTCGGCGAAGGACCGCGCGCCGCCGATCATTTCGTTGTAGGCGTTCCCCCACAGAGCCATCAGCACGCCGTTCATGTGCCGCCAGCGGTTGCCCGTCTGCCACTTGTTGGGGTTGCGCAGTACCAGCTGCGAGTAGTGGTCGGGGACCTCCTTCCGCCCGTTCGACGTCTTCCGGTATGTGGACGGGGGGCACATGGCCCACGAATCTCCGCGGAACTTCACGGCCGCATACACTGTCCCGCAGCGCAGGATCGTGTCGGCCGACAGCGTGATCCCCGTCGGGCTCGACTCGAGCACGTAGCCGCTCGGGTCGGCGGTGTACCAGAAGTGGTCGAGCGCCGACGGCTGCCCCGACTGTGCGCGGGGCTGCGGGTTCCACGCCTCAGCCAGCAGACCCATCTATTCCTCCCGCCCCGCACGCGCCGCGTGCAGCCCGGCGAGCGAGAGCAGCAGCGCCCCCCATAACATGCAAGCCCAGGCCGGGCCCCACTCGCGCCAGACCCCGCCACCGAGGAGGCCGGCACCAGCGACCGAGAACACGTCCCAGCGATCAACGTCGGCGAACGGCGCGGCGACGGCGCGCCCGAATGCGCGGAGAATCCTCATCCGATCCACTCCACGGCGTAGTCCTGCGGCGTCGGCGGCTCCGGGACGGCCATCAGGCGACTCAGCCCCATCAGCGTCGCGACCACGCCGTCGATCTTCTTCGTCGCCCGCCGCGGCTTCACCGGCCGCACCCGGCCGGCGTCGTCCCGCTTCACGGCGACGTTCTCCACGTTCCACCGGAGGACCTTGTGGCCGTCGTGAACCACCCGCCCGGCCTTCACCAGCGCCTCGAAGACGTGGCACGGCTCGTTCATGTGGGAGTAGTTCTGCAGGACCTCCACCGTCTTCAGGCCAGCCTTGTCGCGGAGCCGCGCCGCGATGTCCGTCGCGAAGGCTGGGTCGTAGCCGATCTCGCCCTGCTTCAGCAGCGGGTAGCGCTCGGCGATTTTGACGATGTCCTTGTAGACGCGGTCGTAGTCGATCGACGCGCCCTCCGTGACCGTCAGCAGCCCCGCCTCTTCCCACGTGCGGTACAGGGTGAACCCCTCGCGCTCCCGGTCGCGGACTGTCGCCTCGGGCAGCCAGAAGAACGGGCGGACGTAGACGCGATAGTTGAGGCTCAGCTCGTGGCGCTCCTCCTGGCCGGCTTCGTTCTCAGCTACCACCTCGACTTTGATCGCCTCCTCAAGGGGCTGCCGGAACGCGGCGACGAAGGACGCGAGGTCGATCTTCTGCGCCATGTCGAGGCCGCCGGCGCACGCGAGGGTGACCAGCTGCTGCTCGTCGATCGGCTTCTGGCAGGCGTCCCACCACTCGACCGGGACCCACGAGACGGCCGTGCCGACCCACCGGTTGAGGTTGAATCGCAGGAAGTCGTTGCGCTTCCGCGGCTCGTCCTGGGCCGCCTGGCACTCTGCTGCGAACATCCCGGGATTGATTGTGAGACCGAAGCCGGGATTGGTCTTCTTCCACACCTTCGGCTTGGACCAGTCCTCCTTGTCGCCGGCCTCGAAGACCACCGGGAGGAAGGCCTCGTCCCTCGATGTCCCGCTGAGGACCCGCTTCGCCGCCTCATACTCCTCGTAGCAGATGGTCTCGTCGTCGTCGCCGGCGTGGGTGAGCATGAAGAGCAACGGCTGCCGGCGCTTCAGCAGGCTCTTGCGCAGCGCCTCGTACAGGTCGCGGTTCCGCTGGTTGTGCAGTTCATCGAAGATCACGCCGTGCGGTCGGCGACCGTGCTTCCCTGCAGCGTCCGAGGAGAGCACCTTGTAGAACGAGCGCGACTGCGGCTGATAGATGGAATCCTTCAGGACCTCGCACAGCTCCATGAGGTCGGCGCTCTGCTCGACCATCACCTTCGCGGACTCGTGGACCACCTTGGCCTGGTCCTTGTCGCCGGCGACGGCATACACCTCCGCCCCCGCCTCGTCATCGCACAGCGCGAGGAAGAGCCCCAGGCCGGAACCGAGCGGCGACTTCCCGTTTCCCTTGGGCACGAAGAGGAACACGTACCTGAAGCGCCGCGTGCCGTCGCTCGTTCGCTTCCAGCCGAACACCGGCCGAACGATGAGCAGCCGCTGGTAGTCGAGGAGGTCGAACGACTGGCCCGCGAACTCCCCGATGTGGTGCGTGAGGAACGTCGGGAAGAAGTCGCAGGCCTTGTCGGCCGCCGCGGCGTCGAAATAGTAGCGGCCGTCGGGACTCTCCCAGCGCTTGTTCTTTGCGGACCAGACGGCGGGGATCTTGATCGTGACCCCGGGCCACCGCTCGTGCGGAGGCGGACCATCCCCCCACCACGGCGCAGGCCGACGCCCGCGGGTGTTGCCCGATGGCGCGCGCCGCTTACTTACGGCCGCCAGGGATGACCCCACGGATCCCTCCAAAGAACCGCTCGTGCTTCGGCTTCTCCACTGGCGGCTTCGTGACCGTCTTCACGCGCGACCGCGAGACCGAACTCATGCCGAGCTCGGCGGCCTCCCGCAGCGCCCGGCTCTTCAGCTGGTTGAGCAGACGCTCGATCGACAGCCGCTCGGACCGATCCAGGGCCCGGCGCCCCTTCTCCTTCTCCCACCGCTCGATGTCCGTCTCCGTGCGGCAGCGCTGCAGGAAGAGGGGCATGTCGGTGGCGCGGAGCTGGCCAGCGTCCACCATCGGCTTCGCGTACCGCTGCCACAGCTCGAGGCCCGCGCCCTTCAGGTCCTTCGGTGGCGCGGTCGAGTCAGGCGCGGGGACCTCGGGCTCCTGGTAGTTCACACGCGACGGTCGCGTCTCGCCCTTCGCCATTTTGGTCTCGGTCGACTGCGGCTTCCGACCTCTCACGGATGGCCCCGTTTCGGCGTCCGCGTAACCCCTGATGCTGGATCTCCACTTACGGGCTTTTTGCAATCGCCCAATTCCGTCCGCGTGTGCGAACGCTGCCCTCGCTGGTCCTGCTCGGCCGGATGCAGAGATTTGGACCCCCCTACCCACCCGCAAGTCGTTGATACTGCTGATGCGCGCAAGTCGTTGAAACTACGTGGCTTTAAGTTATGGGACACGTCTCGCACTTACAGCCTCGCTCTCTTGGCCTGGGCGCGCTGCCCCTCGTGGCCCGCCTTGCGTTGCTGGCACACGACGCAGCACGCGACGAGGTTGCCCGGGTCGTCGGTCCCGCCCTCGGCCTTCGGCTTGCGGTGGTCGACGGTGGTCGCGTGCTCGCCGCAGTAGCCGCAAGTGTAGCGATCGCGGTCCAGGACGACCCTGCGCTGGCGATCCCACGCGGAACCGTAGCCGCGGGCGTGACGGCTGGCGCTGTGGGCCCAGGGCCGGCGCTGGTGCGTGGGGCAGGGCTGTAGGCGCCCACAGCGGCACGCACGCGGCGCGCGGGAGGGCATCAGGCCCCCGCCTCCCGGTCGATGACCACGAGCCGGTGCTTCTCGCAGGCGATCCGATCGCCGTAGGCCCTGGTCCAGCCCTGCGGCAGGGATGGCTGCGCAATCACGTCATGAACGACATAGCGCTCTTCCTTGGTAGCCCCGCAGAAGTCGCAGCCGTGGGTGTAGTTGACGACGAGCATCAGGACACCCGCCCCTGCGCAGGTAGCGCTCGGAGGATCCTCAGCCGTGCCCGCTTAGCGCGCTCCTGGGCGCGATGGAGATCCCGCTGCTGCCCCAGGATGAACGCGCTCAGCCACACGCCCGCCTCGATCTTGGACTCGAAGCCGGCGACGAAGAACCCCGAGGTATGGGCCAGGGTGACCGTTCCCCCCTGAGCGAACATGGTCCAGCCGCTCACCATCAGTTCTCCGTCCCGCTGATCCGGACGAAGCAGTCCAGCTCGAGGATGTCTCCGCTCACTGTGGTGATCTGGCAGGCCACGTTGTAGCGGTTTGGCGGTGCGGCAGAGGAGACGCTGACCTGCATGCTCACCACGTTGCCCACCAGGCTGGGGGCGCTGAGGGTCAGGCCTGCGTCCGCCTTGGGATAGCCGGCGTTGACGCTCGCCGCCGCGTCGCCCGCCTTGAGCTTGGAGGTGAAGTCGAAGGAGAGGGTGCGCTTCTCTTCGGGCTGCATCACTCTCTCCGGGGCGAGGCTCATTCGGCAGCTCCCGTAATGGGTGCCCAAGGGGTCCCCGTGATCGGCTTCGCCGCTGGTCGGATGAAGGTCATCTCGGGGAAGCGAAATGCTGGGGCCATGGGACGCATGAATGCGTAGGGCTCGGCGTAGAGGCGCAGGATCTCGTCCGACCTCAAGGCCCGGTCCCAGAGGTAGAACTCCCGCATGACGCCTTGGAAGATGAAGTTGGCCAAGCTGCCCAATCTGCCGAGGGCGAAAGTGAGGGCGGTCTGGGAGATCGCCGTTGCGAACGACAACGTGACCGTGCTGACACGCCCGTCGAGGTAGACGCGCATCGTCGCCCCGTCATACGTCGCCGCCACGAAGTGCCAGTTGGCCACATCCGTCACGACGAAATCGGTAGCCGTGAGGAGATGGTTTGAGCCGCCCGCCGGGATGTTGGCCGCGAGTTGATCGGCCGCCGTCCATTCAAGCCAGTAGCTCGTGGTCGCCGGCCCCGCACCGTCGCCCTTGCCGGCCATGATCTGACGGCTCGTGAGGAGGCTGCGCCTGACCCATGCGGCGACGGTGATCCGTCCGCTCGGGCAATTGAGGGTAGCGTCGTCAGCCCACGT